GACCACGCTTTCGTCACTCGCCCGGCTACCGAGGCCGAGCGCAAGGAGCAGAACCTCGCTGCTGGTGAGCGCCTGCTCACCGAGAACATGCACGCGCTGATCTGGACCACCATGCTGGTGGACCTGTCCGAGTTGACCGCCGAGAACGCGAAGGAATGGCATTGGCGCCTCGCCTTCCTCAAGGAGATCGGTGTCACCATTCCGTGGGGCAGCGTGCCGTCCACGGACATGCTGCGTGACCATGCGGGCCTGCAGACGAACGCTGTGAAGCACACTCGCAGCCAGTTCATGCGCCGCACGATGGACGTCGTTGCGCAGAAGGTGACGCGCCGCATCGCCAGCGGCTACTGAGAGACGACGCGCGCCACGCCAGCCCTCGCGAGGGCTGGCTGGCCTGCACCGTGCAGGACCACACTCAACCGCCCCACAGGGGCAAGGAGCCTTGTCATGCGTATGACCGTCAAGCAGTTCTTCAACATCGTCAGCGGCCACTTCTATCGCTGCGCGCTGCCTCCGGTGCAGGCCGCAAGCCTGCAACTGCAGCCGAGCCGTGCTGGCGGAACCGTTCAGGTGCAAGGCAGGGCAGACGCGCAACTCGTGCGGCTGCTGAATGAGGCGAAGGCCAGCATCGGCCTTGAGGTTGATGCTGCGGTGCTGAGTTACGCAACGCCCATCGGCTACCGCGCATGGTTCAACGCTCACAACCATGCAGGCAAGCGACTGGTCTGGATCGTGCCGAAGCAGAAGCACAGCGTGACAACGAGCCGCCATCAGAATCAGCTGCGCGCGGCGCTTGGGCAACGCCTGCCCGGCGTGCCGTACCAGTTGAACGACATCGCTGCGCTCGCTGACATCTACGAGTGACACGACGCGCGCCACGCCAGCCTCTGCGGAGGCTGGCTGGCCTGCACCGTGCAGGAGTCACTTACCTAACGCCCCGTAGGGGCAAGGAGCCTTGAACATGAATCAGTCAGAACGCCTTCTCTCGCTCGCCACGCAGTTCTCCGCCATCGCCAACGCCTTCTCTGCGCTGTGCAACGACATCGCTGCGCGACCGCAGCAAGTCAGCACGGATGCCATCGAAGAACAGGTCGCGCTGCGCATGGGCAGCGTTGAGTTCGCAACGCAGGTTGCGCAGTTCGTGGACGCGGAGGCCGTGGCAGAAGCCGCGGCGGACCTGATCCGCGACGATGTGAAGGACATGGTCAGCATCTCGGCAGAAGATGTGGCGCAGTATGTAGATGTCGCTGACCTCGTTGACCAGTTCGATGTCAGTGACATCGCGGACGAACTGGCTGGCAAGTTCTACGCCAAGGACATCGCGGCAGAGATGTGCGAGGAAACGATCGGTGAGTATGCCGCGCGGCACATCGACACGGAAGAGGTGGCGGGTCACTTGAACGCCAAGGACATCGCGGAGGCGCTGGACATCCCGGCCATCACGAACGAGATCGACTACCGCCGGCTTGCTGCCGAGATCGTGCGTCAGTTGTCCGCGCAGCAGCAGCAGCAGTCGGCTTGACACGACGCGCGCCACGCCAGCCCCTTCGGGGGCTGGCTGGCCTGCACCGTGCAGGATCACATCACCTAACGCCCCATAGGGGCAAGGAGCCTTGAATGGTCTGTTTCAGTTCATCCCAAGTCATGCGTATGGCAGAGGTCGCCGCTGAAGCCCGGACGCGCTTGGACCCCAAGCGCGCGCCGTGGATCGACAACATGGTCGCTGCGCACATGCGGCGCGGCGTGCCCGAAGGGCAGGCGCGGATGGCCGCTGCTATCGAGTACGACATGAGCCACGCGCCGCGCATCGCGCCGATGGCAGTCGTGGAGGAAGTTGGCCAGCCAGCGCGGCGAGCACTCGCCGTAGCGGTTGGCGCGGAAGCGGGCGCGCCGTGCGAGTGGTCGCACGCCAACGGAGGCCCGTGCCAATGGGCCGTGGACTGGCTGGCCGCGTGCGGCATCACCATCGCGCGCCACAGCATCGAAGGCATGGCCGAAGGGCCGCTGTTCAAGGTGCTGTGCGAGATCATGTGCGAGCCAACCGTGCTCGTGGACCCGGCGCAGGCGTGCGAGGTCATCGAAGTCAGGCGGAAGCCCGGCGACACCGTCGGCACGCAGTTGCCTCTGACGCTGTGGCGCGTTCAGCCGGAACCGGACGCGCCGCTCGGATTCCGATTGGAGGCAGCATGAACAAGGCACTCTCACGCGATCCGTTCGCGCGCGCCACGCTCGTGCGGCGCACGCTGCCGCGCGCACGCACGGTGGCGGACCAGAAGCAGTGCGACTACTGCGCACGGCCCGCACGGTTCCAGTATCGCTGGGAAGGCGATGCCGCGCCGGGCCGTGGCGTGTGGTCCAAGCCGATGTGCTGCGTGCAGTGCTTCAGATATCTCAACGGTCAAGGGGGTGCGGCATGAACGAGTTGACGTTTGAATTGGCAATGCAGGTCGTGGCGCAACAGAGACGCATCGAAGGCAAGAAGCGCGAGCGCATTCATGCCAAGGTGGCGGAAGGGCACGCGGGTCACGCGCGCCACCTCGCTGGAGTCGAGAGGCGGCTGGTGCGCCTGTCGTTGCTTGAGTCGCTGTTGAGCGGCAAGAGCGTCATTGCTATCGCACAGTCCATGGGATGGCAGCCGCCGCCATTCCATCGTGAGCCAGCGGACGAACTGGCGGAGCAGTTCCTCGTTGACAAGTTCCTTGACTGACGGGACCGGGGCGCACCAGCGATGGTGCGCCCATCTCCATTCAGTCGGATGGACGGGGCCGCAACGACTGCGGCGCACATTGAAAGGAGCCACCAGATGGCTTGGATTGAGAGCAAGGTCGGCGCAGGCCGACTCGTGCTGCACTGCGGAGCGCAGGCAGCGACTTGGAACGATGTCGTGGCGGTGAAGACGCCGGAGCGCACGGGCAGTCACTGCCCGATCCCGCACGCACGCCTCGTCGACATGACGTTGGACGCGCTGGCGACCTGCGGCTACACCGTAACGGAGCAAGCGCACGCGCTTGCCCGTGGCGGCGCGCAGTACTTCGGACTGATTGGGCTGCAGAGCCCGCCGGGTCAAGGCGGAACGCAGGCGCTCGGTGAAGCGCGTTCCGGCCAGTGGGTCCTCGGACTCCGCAACTCGGATGACAAGTCGGTAGTGGCTGGCGGGATCATCGGCAAGCAAGCGTTCGTGTGCGACAACCTCGCCTTCGGGGGCGACTCGCAGGCGTTCGCGTTCGCCCGTAAACACACGGCAAACATCATCCGCGACCTGCCCGGCATCGTCATGGACCGCATCGGGCGCATGCACGAAGCGATCGGCGCGATGCGTGACCGCGAGCAGCGGTGGCGCGCCTTCGACCTGCAGGCGCGCGAGCGCGAGCGCAACCTGCCGGAAGACGCGCTGCTGGCTCGGCTCATGCTCGACCTGATCGAGTACCGGGCCGTCACGGCCACGGCGGTCCCGCACATCCTGCACGAGTTCCGCCGGGCTGACCTGCCCGGTGGCGTTCTCGGTCGCCCTGAACTGGACGACGAGGATGGCGCGTGGTCCCGGCCAACCATGTTCAGGCTGGAGCAGGCCATCACCGAGGTTGACAAGCGCAGCCCGGCCCTTGAGCCGACGCTGAAGCGGCACGCGCGCATGGCGACCGTGTTCGACGCCTACGCCGCGTTGCCCGGCGTCTGCCCACCGCGTCACAACTCAGAAGGTCAGCCGTTCATCAGTAGCAACTGATGTGAAGCGCGCCGGGGCAAGCGGGGACGCGCCGCCTTGCCCCGGACGCGCGAGGCCAGTGTAGCGCGATGTCAAGTTGCCAACGGTTGGCAAGGCGCTTGCCAACCGTTGGCAGGTTGCGGGCTTCGTGCCGTTTGGCAATACTTACGGGATGCACGGCTACCTGACATCACAAGAACTGGCGGCACGCATAGGCGTGACACGCCAGCGAGTTCAAGCGATGGCCCGGACGCGGGGCATCGTTCCAGTACGGGTAGGCAACCTCGCGCTATGGCGCGTGGCTGACCTGCCTAAGTTCAAGCGACGCTCGACGGGGCGTCCAAGAAGCAAAGGACGCAAGCAGTGATTACTGAAACGCAACGGGCCGCGCGCGAGCGCGGCATCGGATCGTCGGATGTTCCGACGATTCTTGGCATCAGCCCATGGTCCACGCCGATGGACCTGTGGCTCGTCCGCACGGGCCGGGCGGAACCGCAGCCGGAGAACATGGCGATGGCTATGGGGTCCGCGCTGGAGCCAGTGATTCTGAAGTTGGCAGGCGAGCGGCTGGAGGCGCGCGTAGTGTCGCCGTCCAGCACCTTCGTCGGTGCGAAGGCGCACCATCGAGCCAACATCGATGGAATGGTGGGGCAAGCCAAGCGCGGCGCGCCAATCGTGGAGGCCAAGACCACGGGCCGCACCGATGAGTGGGGCGAGGACGGCAGTCCTGATGTCCCGGAGGCCGTCAAGGCGCAGGTCATGTATCAGATGGCGTGCGCGTCATCGGATCGCGCATGGGTCGGCGTGCTCATGGGGGACCGTGGCTTGCGGTTCCAGTTGCACCGTGTCGAGTGGGACGCGGACTACGCCGCCCACATCATCGACCGCGTGGACGCGTTCTGGCAGCGCGTGACCGAAGACACGCCGCCGGACGCAGTAGCCTCGCTTGAGGTCGCCAAGCGCCTGCGCAAGCAGGACGGGCCTACGGTCAGCATCGATCCCGCGCTGTTCGTGGCCGACGACGGCGCGCGCAAGGCGCTGGCCGCAGCGCAGGAGGTGGCTGACGGCGCGCGCGCGCGGTTGCTTACCGCGCTCGGCACTAGCCTGCGCGGCGAGGGCGGCGGCTACACGGTCACCATCAGCGAGGTCAGCACGGAGCGATTCGACGCGAAGCAGTTTCGCGCGGATCACCCGGACCTCGCGGAGCCGTACATGCGGCCATCGTCGCACCAGCGCGCAACGGTCCGCACGAAGCGCGGAGGCCAGCCATGAGCGAGAAGCACCACAGCATCGGGCTGGCCTTGATCAAGGCGCAGCAGGCCATCAGCGCAGTCGGCAAGGACGCTGTGAACCAGCACCACCGATACGCCTACACCAGCGCAGAAGGGATGCTGTCCGCTTGCCGGGCCGCTCTCCACAGCGCGGGACTGGCGTTCGCGCGCATCGGTTGGACCGTCGAACTGCGCGACGGTCAGCCGTTCGTGCTGTCCACCTACATCGTCACGCTCGGGTTGGGGGAGCCGATGACCCTCGGGCCTGTGCCTTGGCCGATCATCGAGGACAAGGGTCGGCCATTCGACAAGGCGCTGGCTGGCGCGCTCACAACCAGCCAGTCATACATGCTCCGGGACTTGCTGCTCGTGCCGCGCGAAGACGAGCAGGAGGTGGACCGCCGCGATGACCGGGCGCATGACCCGGAACTGATCGGCATCCGTGGCGCAGTTGCGCTGCGGAAGCGGCTGAACGATGCCGGGCTGGCCGTGGATGCGCTCCGCGCTGCGATGAGCAGCAAGGGCGTTGCTGCGCCGGAGGACATGGCGCAATGGCCAAAGGCTTTGATGTCCCGCATTGACGGCTGGATCAACCGTCAGCGCGACGAACAGGACTCCTGATCCGTTCTGCCCGGTGCGTGCCGACAGGTGCGCAACGGGTTTCACATTTCATCCGCAGACCATGCCAGCGGAGTAGCCCTGCGGGGCGCATGGAGCCAGCCGACATGGCTTCGTCAAGGTCGATGACGCAAGACGCGAGGACTCACGCCCCTACCTCGCGCCGAGGCCACTAGGCTTCGCACTCGACGCGCTCACGCGGTGGCTGCATCGTCTGCAGCAGAATGGTGAGATGAGCGCAGGACATGACGGTGACGATGCACTGTTCCGCCCTCGGTTGCCCCCGCTCGTCGGGGGCGGAGCATTCGGGTTCTGATGCGGGAAGATTGCAGGACGCAGATGGCAGACAAGACACAGCAGTTGAAAGTCAAGGACATTGTGTTGGATCGAGACATGCAGCCACGCGTGTCGGTCACGGCAGAGGCAGTGGAGGATTACAAGGTGGCCATGGAGGAAGGCGAGGTGTTCCCGCCTATCGCCGTGGTCAAGGACGGTGCCACGCTGTACTGCGTGGACGGCTGGCACCGCGTGATGGCCGCGAAGGCTTTGAAGGCGAAGACCATCGCAGCCGTGGTCACCACAGGCAACCGCATGGACGCGATCTGGCTGGCTGCGCAGGCCAACCTGCGGCACGGTGTGCGCCGCACGAACGCGGACAAGCGACGCGCTGTCGCGCTCGCGCTGCTGGCGCGACCAGAGTCAAGTCATGCGGACATCGCAGCGCACTGTGCGGTAACGCGCGAGATGGTTCGCTTGCACGCCAAGCAAGCCGAAGAAGCAGAGGCGCTTGACCAGCAGATCGCAGCGCAGGTCGATGAAGCCCTAGAGGTCGCCGAGGACATCGGTGAGGTCAGTGAAGTTGACCGCCTCATGATGGCAGCAGAGGCGGCGGTCGAGGTCGCCATCAAGGCTACCGATGATGCGTTGCTGGCCGTGCAGCGCGTGGCAGGCACTGCGCATGGGCACTACATCAATGCGCAGTCGGTGGAGGCGGACCTCAAGAACGCCCGTACCGCCTTGAAGCAGGCGATGCCGTACAAGGTCTGCCCCATCTGCGAAGGCAGTGGCTGCGACACCTGTCGCGGCTGCGGATGGGTTAGCAAGCGGCAGTGGGATCTGATCCCGAAGGCACAGCGCGGCTGAAGTGGATGACGGTACGCGCTACCGGGCATGAGGGCGTTCCTCATGCCCGGAAGCCTGCACCGTGCAGGGCAACGCAACTCAACTGAAAGGACGCAGATGGTTACAACTCATCCGGTGGTCGCACTGCGCGACTACCAGCAGGCCGCGCACGACGCGGCTACAGAGGCGATGCGCGCTCATGGGAGCGCGCTCATCGTCATGGCAACCGGGCTCGGTAAGACTGTGGTGTTCGCGGAGGTGATCCGATCATGGGTCAGCCGCACGCCATGTCGCGTGCTGGTGCTGGCGCACCGGGAAGAACTGATCACGCAGGCAGCGCGCACGATCAAGCGCATGACCGGGCTGGAGGTCGGTATCGAGATGGGCGCAGCGCGGGTCGATGACTCGTACCTGCGCCGTCCGCAGGTCGTAGTCAGTACGGTTCAAACGCAGGTGGCCGGGCGCACGGACCGCAAGCGGATGCAACGATTCGACCCGAAGCAGTTCGGCCTCGTGATCGTTGACGAGGCGCACCATGCGGTGGCAGATTCGTATCGCGCCGTGGTCGATCATTACAGGCAGAACGAATCCTGCCGCGTGCTCGGCGTGACGGCCACGCCGGACCGCACGGACGAAGCGGCGCTTGGCGAGATGTTCGCCAAGTGCGCGTACGAGTTCGGCATTCGGGAAGGCGTTGAGGCTGGCTGGCTGGTCAACATCAAGCAGCGCGTGGTGAATGTCGCAGGTCTCGACTTCTCCGAGTGCCGGACTACCGCTGGTGACCTAAACGGCGCAGACCTCGACAACGTGCTGCGCTACGAAGAGACGCTGCACGGCATGGTCCATCCGACCATTGACATCGCGGGCGACCGACGGTGCATCGTGTTCGCGGCCAGCGTTGCGCACGCGCACCGCATCGCAGAGATCTTGAACCGACACCGGGCCGCGTGCGCCGTCGCAGTCGATGGCAAGACGGACCGCGATGTGCGCCGCGAGAGGTTCGCAGGCTTCGCGGAAGGCCGCTACCAGTTCCTCGTGAACGTCGGCGTGGCCACCGAAGGGTGGGACGATGCCGCGCTGGACGGTCGCGGCGTGCAGGTGGTCGCCATGATGCGACCGACCAAGAGCCGCGCGCTGTACTCGCAGTGCATCGGTCGCGGCACGCGCCCGCTGCCCGGCGTGATCGACGGGCTGTCCGATGCCGACGAGCGGCGCGCAGCCATTGCGGCAAGCGCCAAGCAGCACCTGACCGTGCTGGACTTCTGCGGCAACGCGGGCCGACACAAGTTGGTCCACCTTGCCGACGCGCTCGGCGGCAAGAGCAGCGAGGAGATCCGCGAGCGAGCGGAGGCTCGGTGCATGGACCGGGCGCAGGTGGACGATGTGGATGTGCTGGAACTGCTGACGGAAACGGAGCGGCAAGCGCGCGAAGAGCGCGAGTGGCACGAGCGGCGCGGCATCGTCGGCAAGGCGAACTACAGCACGCAGGAGATCGATCCGTTCTCGCTCATCGCGTTGTCGCCGGACCGCGAGCAGGCATGGGCAACGGGCAGGCCAGCGACGGAGCGGCAGATCGCGTATCTGCAGCGCATGAAGGTCGCCCTGCCGGAACTGCTCACGCTGCGCGAGGCAAGTCAGTTGATCGAAGCCATGCAGGCAACGCCGTCGCCTGCACAGGCCGCATTCCTCATCAAGCACGGCAAGAACCCGGATCAATTCGACCGCCGCACTGCGTCGGACGAGATCGACCGTATCAAGAGAGGTGGTGTCCGATGAAGGCTGGAGAACTGGACGCGGCGCTTGCCGCCCTAGAAGAGATGATCGCGCAGCGCGATGAAGCGCGGCGCGAGCGGGACGAAGCCCGGCGCGAGGTATGCCACAAGCACGCGCACGGCTACTTCACCGTTGAGGACTACGCCGATCGCCGAGGTTGGGACTGCTTCAAGGAGGACAAGGCATGAACCGCTTCAAGCCGAATCAGGCTGCGCTGGTGCGCGTGCGCGTGATGACGCGCACAGACGAGTACGGGCAGACAGAGTGGGTCTGCCAGCCCATCCTGATGAATGGGCAGGACTGCCCGAACTCCGTGGCCATCACTGTGCCTGACGCTTCAGTCATCAGCGTGCCCGAAGCAGTGGAGACCATCATGAAGCGCAGGCGACAGAAGGAGACCGACCCATGGTGAGGCTCATCGACCGCAAGACCGGGGAGGTGACCTTCGATGGCGTGCGCGTCACGCGTGCGCGGCCATGTTGGGTGTGTGGTCACCTGCACCGCAACCAGTCGTGGTGCGTGATTGACGAAGCGCGGGGGCTGGCAATCTGCCCTCGCGTGGAATCGGATCGCAAGATCGGTGACGCAGGCTGGCTTCATCGCCGCGATGGTGCCAGCACGGACCGCGTCATCCTCCGGGACGCTCTCCGGCACACTCCGCCTGTACGCGACTTCGCATCAGACTGGGCTGCTGCCCTGCGCGCCAGAACGGATGATGACATGGCTGCGCTGGCGCAGACGCTGAAACTGCCGCTGCCAACCGTTGGCACGGTAGAGGTAGGCGCGTGGCGCTGGAGGAGCCACGGGGACGAAGCAGCGACGGGATGGTGCTTCGCCATGCGCGGAGAGGCTGGCGCACTGATCGGCCTCAAGGTCCGCACCTTTGACGGGCGGAAACTTTGCGCGACAGGCAGCAGGCTTGGTCTTATCTACGCCAAGGCGTTCGATCCGTCCAAGCCGACGCTAGTGGTGACAGAAGGCGAGTCAGACCTGATGGTGGCCGCGTCATGGGGCCTGAACGCCGTAGCGCGCCCGGGCTGCAAGGCGGCTACGCAGACAGTTGCGGCGCTGGCGCGCGGTAAGCGCGTCATGCTGGTGACCGACAACGATGCCGCCGGGCGCGATGGCGCAGAGTCGCTGCGGCAAGCCATCGAGCCGCGCGCCAAGGAGGTAGTGACCGTCACTCCGCCCGTCAAGGACTTGCGCGCATGGGCGCAAGCCGGGGCAACCAAGGCGGACCTCTTGTGGCGTGCGCGGCACGCTTGATGGCTAGCCCCCGTTCCGGTGACCCGGGGCGGGGGCTTTGTTCGTTTTTGGCGATAGGCTGCACGCGTGCAACCGTTGCCACCATCAGAAGCAGCACAGGCCGACTGCGAGCAGAAGCGTCGTGCGTGCGAAGAACGCAGCGAACGCTGGCTGCAGACTTGTATGTTCTGTGACGAACAGTTGCGGTTCCTGTTGGCGTACATCGACTACCACCGTGCCCGCAGCGAGAAGCGAGAGTATGTAGAACGCATTCGCAGGAGGATCGCATGGATGCTGACGCAGATGAAGTGATCCACTTCGTGGTCCACGTCAAGCCCGTCGCGCAGCCGCGTCACAGCGTGACCGCACGCGGCGGCTTCGTCAAGCACTACATCCCGAGTGCGCATCCAGTCCACGCGTACAGGCAGGCCATCATCGCAGAAGCCATGAAGCATCGTAAGCGCGGTCCGATCGAAGGCCCGGTGCGCCTTGAGTGCGTGTTCGCGTTCAAGAAGACCGGGCGCAAGAGCCGTGGCTGGCGCATCGCGCGCCCAGACCTCGACAACTTAGAGAAGGCAGTGATGGACGCTTTGACCGAGGCAGGGATCTGGCTTGATGACGCGCAGGTTGCCGAGAAGGCCAGCGGCAAGATCGACTCTGCTTCCGACTGCGTGAGCATCAAGGTTCAGCCGATGGGCTTCAACTTGCCCGGCCAGTGATGCCATACAAGCCACCGAAGATCGGCCAGTCGCCATACGACGCATCATGGCGTAAGCAGCGTATGGCGCTGTTGCGTGAGCAGCCCTTGTGTCGCTTATGCCTAGCAGCGGGACGGACCGTAGCCGCGGCGGTTGTTGATCACATTGTCCCGCTTCGCGACGGCGGCACAAACACAACCGACAACCTGCAACCGCTTTGCAAGCGATGTCACGACGCAGTCAAGACTCCCGCAGACCTTTCGGCTCGGCGCAATAAAGAACGCTCGAGCCTAACGCTGATATGTGTGTCGTTGAATGCAGAAGCAGTAGCAGGCTTTGACTGGCGCGTCATTCGACGACAAGCCGCGGCAAGGTTCAGTTGGCAGCAAGCACATAGGCTCATGCTGTCGGCTGCGGAAGGCGTGATCAGCGCATGGTCAGGAGGACTGCTATCAGACTTGAAGTTGACTATCAGCCTTGATGATGCGGCTTGGTGCAAGCAGGCAGCAGGCAGATGGAAGATTCCCGTAGTAACGCACGAGGTAGGCGCGATACCAGACGCCGTAACAGACGAACAAGCATGGCTAGCCAGCAGATGGTCAACAGAGTATGGTGTTAGGCATGGCACGAACGACCAAGGACCACAACCTCCAACTGCTGACCTATGAGCAAGTGCGAATCGATGAACTTGTTCTTGATCCGACCAATGTTCGCAAGCATCCGGAACGCAATCTTGCGGCGCTCAAAACCAGCTTGCAGCGATTCGGCCAACAGATGCCGCTACTGGTGTCGATGGACAACAAGGTGTTGGCAGGCAACGGTCGTCTCCAAGCAGCGAAAGAACTCGGCTGGACAACAGTGGCAGTGGTTCGCACAACGCTGCAAGGCGCTGAAGCAGCCGCCTATGCCGTTGCAGACAACCGGACTGCAGAACTCGCCGGATGGGACTTGGATGGCCTTGACTTACTGCTGCGCGACCTTGCCGCCAATGGCATAGCCATCGAAGCAACAGGATTCACGGAAGGCGATCTAGCACAACTGCTCGGGCCGTCACAGTTTGCAGCACCGGAACAAAACGCTGCGGAGCGTGAGGTCCAATACTCCGAAAAGATCGTTGTGAAGGTGACTGACATGCCGTCACGGGCGAAGATCAAAGCGGCAATCGAAGCCTTGATTGATCGCGAAGGATGGTCGTCTGTAGCGTCAATGTCATGATCCCGTCGCTGCTGTTTTCATATCACTATCTATCTGGCAGATCTAATACAGTATCTGCGCTGTGTCACAGGCTGATGAACACAGAAGGAGCGTGCGTCCTCATCGACAGCGGCGCGTTCTCGGCGCATAGGTTAGGCGTCCGAATCCGGCTCACAAACTACATTGAGGCCTGCAAGTATTACCTCGCTTCGCCGCAAGTCTGGGGATGCATTCAGTTAGATGTAATCGGGGACGAGGAAGGCTCGCTCCGCAATCTGCACGCAATGGTCGACGCAGGCGTGAATCCAATGCCTGTGCTTACTGTTGATGCACCGTATGCACGGCTGCAAGAGTTCCAGCAGATCAACAGCCGTATCTGTATTGCAGGTGCGCTGGGCACCTTCCACGGCAAAGAAGCGTGGATTCAAAATCGCTACCTACAAGCCCATGCGGCTGCGCCGACTGCGCAGTTGCATGGGCTTGGCTACATTCGGTGGCCAGAGATGTATTCGCTCGGCCTGACGAGTTGCGATTCAAGCACACACTCTGCGGGAGAGCGTTACGGCTTATTCGGTCGCTTCTCGCGCGGAAACGGAATCAAGTATTTCACTACAGCCGAAAGGCGTGCCAAAGGTATTTCTGCAGAATGGCAAGAGTGGATACGCGATTGCGGGATGTCGAAGGCTGACATCAACGACGAACAGATATTCGACCGAGGCGCAGCATCGTTTGTTGCGTTCGCGCAATCGACTGCGTGTGCCTTGTGGTCAGTGTATTCCCGACGACACGGGGTCAATGTGTTCTTGGCGGCTAGCAACTGGATTGCAGCAGCGCGCATTCTCATCGGACTGCGGTACTCTTTGGCTGACGGCCGCTTCGACTACCACAAAGCAAGGGCAGAGTTCCGAGCGTGCCAAGTCAAGCCAAAGCAAAGACTCGACCGTATATCAGAAACGCTGGAGGTGCTACGTGAGCAGACAACTAGTTTGTGCATCGATTGAAGCGATTGGAGTCCATTGTTGGCCAGATGCTCCAGAGCGTCAATCGTTTTTAAGGGCCAAGCATCGGCACACCTTCTGCATCACGGCGTGGAAAGAGGTGCCGCATGGAGATCGTGCTGTAGAGTGCTTCGACCTGGCAGACGCAGTGAGGGAGTCATTAGAAGCGCACTTTGGCGGCGACTTCGGGACTCTGTCGTGCGAACAAATCGCTTCATGGCTCTGCAATCAGCACCGGCTTGCGCGGTGCGCCGTGCTTGAGGACGGCAAGCAAGGAGCAGAAGTATGGACATGACTCATCCGTGTTCGGCTCTAGATCAGTCACCTGCATTCCTTGGCGATGAAGTAGAAGGCAAGGTGTGTCTCGGATTACGAACTGCCATCATCCGACGCGAACTTTCTCTTGCCGAGTGGCAAGCTGTAGTCGAACAGGAGCCGGAACATCTGTTCCTAACAGAACAGTTCGAAGCATGGGAATGGGCTGCGGAAGAAATTGTGCCGTGGGCACGCAGTAAGGACATTCAAGTAACAGCCGGGAGGACTGCGGAGCAAGTCGATGCATTCTTCCTTTTGCCAGTGGCAGAGAAGGTGCGTCTTATGGTTCGTGTTTGGGGCTGTAAGTGGCACGCACAACTTCGACCAACCGACGAGATCTCAATAGGCGAGCCGTATCACATGATCACAGTTCCTGTAAGCCAAGGCCAAGTAACTGTGCCTGCGGATTACGCCAACGACAAAGCGATCATCCTGTGATCCATTGGCTGCCATTAGAGCCGTTACACGAGCGGTACACCGAGCAAGTTGATCGCTGGGTGTGCCAAGCGTTGGCAAGCACCAACCTTGCATGGCGTCGCGTTAGCGGCAACACATCTACGGGAGTCATCAAGCACGGCCAATGGCTAGATACAGTCGGAACAGCAGCGTGGAAGACTGAACAACTCTTGCAGTTGACGAAGGACATTGGTGCCGGCGCAGTTAGCAGTGGCGACATCATCCTTGTAGGAGATGTATGGTTTCCGGGCATTGAAACTGTGAAGTGCCAGTGCGATCTTCTTGGTCTTCAGGTGAGGTTCGCAGGCTGGCACCACGCTGGCTGCTTCGATCCGCATGACTACCTGACAAGATCGTTAGGTGTATGGGGACGCCGCTTTGAAGTCATGCTGCTCGAAGGCATCTTTGACGCAGTCGCGTTTGGGAGCGACCACCATCGCGAGTTTGTGTCGCGCAATGTTACCTTGAAAGGCAAAGGCGTTGCCGCCGGACAGCCGTGGGATCACGCCGAGGTAGCACAGCACGGTCACAAGGAACGCCGTCGCATCGTTGCATTCAACCATAGATGGGCAGACGAGAAGCGTCCTTGGGAGTTCATGCGTTTGGCGCGCGAAATGAAGAGCAGCGGTTGGACCTTTGCTGTTAGCACTAACGGACAAGTATCAAACACTATGGCAGCAGCGTGTAAAGAATCCGGGATCGAGATCGTCCAGCACGCTAGTAAGGCGAACTACTACAACTGGTTGGCCACCGTCGGAGCGGTATGGTCAGGAGCAGACCAAGAGACCTTTGGCTACAGTTTCTTGGAAGCCGTCGCCTTAGGTGTACCAGTCATCGCACCAAACCGACTGTCTTACCGCAACCACTTGCAGCGCGCCGGATTGTCGCCTTCGGACTGGCTGTACGGCGAAGATGATCTGCTAGGCCAAAGCCGCCTTGCAGCAAACATGAATCAACCAAAGCCTATGCCTGCTATCGTGAGTCAGCAGTACGATTCCAGCATCAAGGGCTTCCTTCAAGAGGTGGTTGCATGAAGATCAAGCGTCGATACCGGTTCTACGCGGCTCACCGTAACGATGGGCTCAACGACAAGTGCGCTCGTCTGCACGGTCATCGGTATGGAGTCGAGGTAACCCTTGACCTCGCCTACACGCACCATGGCATCACTACGCTGTTTGACGACATCGATGGTCGGCTGCGACCGATCTTTGACAGCCTCGACCATCGCACCTTGCTAGCCGATGCAGACCCGCTGTGTGATGCGCTCGGGCATAGCGCGGTGCGATTCGGCTGGCCAACCAGCGCAGAGAATCTAGCTGCATGGCTGCTCGATCAGTGCGCGCGCTCGTTGCCCGGGTGTGTCGAGTTGGCCTTGCAAGAGACCGACAGCGCAACAATCGTAGTAACCCTTGACGATCTAAAGGAGTGGCCACATTGACATACACAGTCAACGAGATCTTCTGGTCACCGCAAGGCGAAGGCATGCGGGCCGGGCAGATGTCCGCGTTCGTGCGGTTCACTGGCTGCAACTTACGCTGCACTATGGAACCGGGACCGCGCAGCCCCGGCGGCTTCGACTGCGACACGGAGTTCATGTCCGGGCGAAGGATGACCGCATCGGAGATCATTGCGGCAGTCCGTGAGGCATGCGGCTTGACCGATGAGTACATGAAGACCAATGGGGCATGGATCGTTTTCACCGGGGGCGAGCCGGGCTTGCAGGTAGACCGCGCGCTGGTAGCACAAGCGCAAGATGCAGGGTTCCGATGCGCTATCGAAAGCAACGGCAGCATCTGCCTTGACCCGCTCGGGCTCGACTGGATCACGATCAGCCCAAAGGTCGCAGAGCACGCGGTCCGGCAACTGACTGCGAACGAAGTCAAGTATGTGCGCGGTCATGGGCAGGCGTTGCCGCGCCCGGCGTGCAAGGCTCAACATCAACTCATCAGTCCCGCTTTCAACGGGCTGACCATTGACCGCAAGGCGCTTGAGTGGTGCCTGCAACTCATCAAAGAGGATCCGGCATGGCGGCTATCCATTCAGATGCACAAGGCTTGGCAAGTGCGATAGCACAGGCCGTTGACCCGTCCCATGGCTTCGCGCCCAACCCGGTGCTGGCCGAGGAGTGTGTCCGGTACTTGTTGCGGTGCGTAGGCGAGGACCCGACGCGCGAAGGGTTAGTGGACACGCCGCGCCGTTGGTGCAAAGCGTTGGCAGAGATGACCAGCGGCAGCCGCATTGATCCGGCATCGGTGCTGACCACCGTCTTCAACGAGCGCTATGACGAGATGGTGCTGGTTCGGAACATCCGCTACACCAGCCTGTGTGAACACCACCTGCTGCCGTTCAGCGGCGAGATGACCGTGGGGTATGTGCCCGGGGCCAAGGTGGTCGGCTTGTCCAAGATCCCCCGGCTAGTCGAAGTCATCAGCCGCCGCGCCTCCATGCAAGAGCGGGTGACGCGAGAGGTGGCGGACACTATGGCACGCGTCCTCGGACCACTCGGTGTCGGTGTCGTGGCGCGCGCGCATCACTCGTGCATGGGCTGTCGTGGCGTGCGCCAACCTGACGCGGACATGGTGACCTCCTCGCTGCTTGGCTGCTTGCGTGACGGTCCGGCTCGTGCGGAGTTCCTGCACCTCGCTGGCTTGCGCGCCCCGTGACCGGGGGGCATGGGGGTCTAAAGGTCTTGGGCATCTGCGGATTGACCTGCGCGCGATCCCTTGCGCGCGCTGCCACGGGTTAGACCCCAAGGGGGGGGTCTAGAGCCCCTCAAAGGGCTGCGGGGCGGGAAACGTGCTGCTTGACCCCCTGCTAGGCGTGCTAAAGTGCTGGCATGCCCGGCCCTCCCCCGAAGCCTACTGCTGCGCTCCGACTGTCCGGATCGTGGCGCGCCAAGACGCGCAAGAACGAGCCCGAGATGCCGCTCAAGGTCCCGGACCTGCCGGACTGGTTGAGCCCGGACGCTGCCAATCATTGGCAAGAACTGACTCGTTGCCTTGCGCCTATGCGCGTGCTAACCGATGCCGACGCGCTCGCCCTCGGCCAGTTCGCGGAGTATCTCGCGCGCTGGCATAAGGCCACGCAGGCGCTTGCCAAGTACGGCGATGTCTTGCCCGTGAAGGATGGCAACGGGCAGGTCATTGGTATGCGCCGCTCACCATGGGTTGGACTGCAACTCGACTACGGCCTGATGATTCGCAGACTGGCGCAAGAGTTTGGCATGACTCCTTCGGCCCGTAGTAGGCTCACAAATGGCGATGACCAAGCGCAAGCCTCAACCTTCAGCCGGAACAAGGCGCTCGCGTCGTAAGGTTGACGCTTGGGCACCTGAAGCCTTCAACACACTTCCGAAGTACGACGCCATCGCTACGCGAGGCGATGCCGTATGGGAGCCGAAGGCAGCGCAGCACGCACTGTCGTTCATTGAGTCTGTCTGCCGTCACACTGAAGGCGTATGGGCTGGCAAGCCATTCGCACTGCTGCCGTGGCAGCGTGCGCTCGTCGGAAACCTGTATGGCTGGCTGCGCCCAGACGGCACGCGCCGATACAGGCAGGCTCATGTTCTGATTCCGCGCAAGGCTGGCAAGACGGAACTTGCCGCCGCGCTGGCCTTGTACCACTTGCTTGCAGACGATGAACCGACACCGGAAGTAGTTGGCATCGCGCGTGATCGCTCGCAGGCCAAGTTGTGCTTGAAGCGCGCTATGGCGATGAGTGACCAGCACCCGGTCATGCGGACCATGGTGGAGCAGTACACTGGACGGCTCGTAGCACCGCAGGTGCATGGCGTCTACAAGGTGCTGTCCGCTGACGCTCCGAGCGCGCACGGGCTCAATGTGTCCGCGTGCATCGCGGACGAGATCCATGCGATGGAGAACCGTCGCGACTTGTGGGAAGCCGTGATGACCAGCATGGGCGCACGGTCCCAACCGCTGATGCTGTCCATCACGACGGCGGGCGTCCTGCGCGAGTCGCTTGAGCATGACCTGTTCCAGTACGCCATCAAGGTCTGCGAACGCACGGTGGACAATCCGGCGTTCCTGCCGTGCCTGTTCTACGCCGATGCTGACGAGGCATGGAACGAGGAAGCGACTTGGCGGAAGGCCAACCCGTCGCTAGGGCATACGACTACCGTTGACTGGTACAAGAGCGAAGCGCAACGCGCGCACGACCAACCGTCCTACGAGTCGCCGTTCCGCACCTACTACCTGTGTCAGCACATCACGGCAGCCGAGCGGTGGCTGCGGATGTCCGACTGGGACAAGTGCAAGGCAGACGCGTTCAGCGAGGAGCAACTAAAGCAGTTGCCTTGCTTCATCGGGCTGGACCTCGCGCAGACCACCGACTTGTCGAGCATCTGCGCGCTCTGGCTGGACGGTCCGCGCATGTTAGTGCGGTCATGGAACTATGCGCCGGAGGAGGGCGCGATCCAGCGCAGTCGCCGTGACGGCGTTCCTTACCTTGAATGGAGCCGCAACGGCTGGCTGACGCTGACTGAAGGCGATGTCACCGACTACGCGTACCTGCGGCAGCGCGTGCTCGACTTGACCAAGACCTACCGCGTGCAGACGGTCGCCTATGACCCGTACAACGCGCAGAACTTGGCCAACGAACTGGAGCAGAAAGGGATCAATGTGGTCCGGTGTCCCCAGTCGTTTCTGCAGATGAGCACGCCGACACGGATGCTAGAACGGGCCGTAGTGGGATCGACCCTTGCGCACGAAGGCAATCCAGTGTTGACTTGGGCGGTGTCTAACACCGTCCTTGACCGCGATGCCTCCGGCAACCCAAGACCGTCAAAGCGTCGCAGTGTCGAGCGCATTGACCCGGTCATCGCCTGCACGGTTGCCATCGCCGCGTCGCTGCACAGCGAAGCCATCAAGGACAACATCTACGAGAAGCGGGGACTGATATGGCTGTAAAGAAGCGGGGCAAAGCCACGCGCGCTGTCAAGCAGACCACGCCAGCGGGTCAGCCGCTGTCGAGTGGCGTGCAGGTCTACACTGGCATGTACTCGGACACCGGGCAGGCCATCACGCCGCAGGCGGCGCTGGCATGCTCGACGGTGAATGCGTGCGTTCAGGCTATCGCAACTGAGTTGAGCAAGTTGCCGTGGTCCGTGATGACCGACGGGGATAGCGGCAGGTCCATCATGCGCACGCATCCGGTTCATCGGTTGCTGCGGCTGGAAGCCACGCCTTACATGAGCGCCATGGTCTGGCGGGAACTCATGCTGACCAGCGCATGCCTTACGGGCAACGGCTACTCGCTCATTGAGCGCGACGCTGCAGGCCGACCGATGGCCTTGCATTACCTGCGACCGGACCTCATGCTGGTGCAGCGGATGCCAGACGGCGAACTGGCCTACATCTACAGCGGCATCGTGGACAGCGGGCGCGCGGTCTATTCGAGCCACGACATCTTCCACCTGATGTGGATGTCTCCGGACGGACTGCTTGGCTATTCACCGATCAGCCTCGCGCGCCAAGCCATCGGCGTAGCACTCGCTGCAGAAGCATTCGGCGCTTCGTACTGGCGCAACGCCAGCAGGCCGAGCGGCATCTTGTCCACCGACAAGGAACTGTCCCCGGACGCCATCATGCGCATGCGCGAGTCATGGGAGCAGCGGATGCGCGGCGTGAACAGCGCCGGGGCCGTCGCGGTCCTTGAGCAGGGATTGAAGTACCAACCTATTAGCCTGTCCCCAGCAGACAGCCAGTGGCTTGAAGGTCGTGGCTACCAGCGCGAGGAGATCTGCAGCATCTTCCGTGTCCCGCCGTCGGTCATCGGCGTCGGCAACAAGCAGTCATACGCCAGCGCCGAACAAGCCAACCGCGAGTATGTCACCAACTGTCTGTCATCATGGGCCGCGCGCCTTGAGGCGGAAGCGCAGCGCAAGTTGTTCAGGCGTGACGAGCCGTTGGTCACCGAGATCAGTTTCGATGCGCTGTTGCGCGCGGACCTGATGACCCGGTATCGGTCGTTCAGCATCGCGCGGCAGTTTGGGTTCATGTCGGTCAACGAGATCCGCGCAGAGATCGGCAGGCCGTCCATCGGAACGGCAGGCGACACTTACCTGCAGCCCGTCAACATGGTTCCTGCGTCCACGCCATACGGCGGCGACAAGTTCACGGACATCACGGAGCCGACGGCGGATCCGGACGCGGTGCCTGACGAGTCTAACGATGACACGGGCGAGGAGCGCGCGGTCGACTTCGCACGGGCCGAGTCGCACAGTCCGACCGAGGCCATGCGCGAGGAAGCGCAGCGCGGACTCGACTGGCGTAGCGAGCATGGCCGTGGCGGGACCGAGGTAGGCATAGCGCGCGCCCGGGACATCGTGAACGGCAAAGACCTGCCGATTGAAACCGTGCAGCGCATGGTGTCGTTCTTCGCGCGGCACGAGGTTGACAAGCAGGCCGAGGGCTTCAGCCCGGGCGAGAAGGGCTATCCGTCGAACGGGCGCATCGCTTGGGCACTGTGGGGCGGTGACCCGGGCAAGGCATGGGCAGAGTCCATCGCGGACGCGGCGGACCGTGATGAACTTGCTAGACAGATCGGTCTCACCTGAATACTGTGCCGGCCATGTCGATCATCGAACTCGAACACCGCTTCATCACTCCGCGCCTGACCACGCGCGCGAACTGGTGGGCCGATGAGGAAGAAGAAGACGAAGGCGAGGACCGCACGCCGCGTCTGACGGGCTATGCCAGCACCTACGGCCAGCCTTACGATGTCGAGGGCGTGCGCGAGATCGTCGCCGCTGGCGCGTTCACGCGTTCGCTGCGCGAACGACCTGATGTCTTCGCCTTGCTCGGCCATGACATGGGGCGGGTCATCGCGCGCACCAAGAACGGCAGCATGAAACTGGTGGAAGACGAGCGCGGCCTGCGCGTCGAGATCATGCCGCTGGACACGACTGAAAGCCGCAACGCCTTTGAGATGGTCCGCACGGGCACGCTCGACGCGATGTCGTTCGGCTTCTCCATCCGCGAACAGAAGTTCGACATCGAAGGCAAGCAGGTCACGCGCACGCTGACCGATGTGGAACTCTATGAGGTCAGCCTCGTGGCCATGCCAGCGAATCCGAACACCGAGATCGGAGCGCGTAGCCGTGCAATGGTTGGCAAGTTGATCGTCCCGATCTCGCCGCTGTTGACTGTCCCGCCGATCTACGGAGCATGACATGACCACCGAACAGGACTACATCTTGGCAACGCGCGGCGGCGGAGAGGGCCTCACTACGGAGTCGATCCCGTCCGGCGTTGGAGGCAACCAATCCGTCAGCGAGACCTTCAGCGAAGCGGTCTACTCGCGCACATTCGCTACTGGCTTGCTGCCGCTGGTCAACAAGGTCAGCGCAGCGTCGGCGTATCGCTGCCGCGATGTCAGCGCGCTGGCCGATGTGGAAGTGCCGGGCGAAGGCTCGGAGTACACCTTCCTCACCGACTACACCTTCGCGGAAACGCGCGCGACCTTGCAGACCTTCATCGTAGCCACGAAGGTGTCCAACGAACTGATGGCGGACTACGGCATCCAGTCGCTGCTGGCGCAAGTGATGGCCGGGCAACTCGCGGAGAGGTTGAACAACTACATCGCGGAACGCATCGGCATCGCCATCGGTGGCACCGATCGTCACGAACGTGGCACCGTGGTTAGCGGTGTCTTGACGGGTCCGCTGCTCACTCGCGTCATCTTCGGACGCGGGACTGCTGCTGGCGGACAGCCTGCTGGTCAGATGTTCAGCAACGCTGACTACGAAGGTCTGGTGATCTGCAGCAACGCCAACGTGTTCGGTGAGATGGTCGCTGGCGGCGGGTTCCAGGCGTCGTATCCGGCTGACCTTCAGGACTTCCGAACCGAACGCGGTCAATGTCACTTCGCTGGCTTGCCGTGGCACTTCATCAGCAGCATGCCGCAAACGGCGGTCAGCGCGCTGATCACGCAACCGCATGTCATCATCTTCGATCCGCGCTATGTGTCGCTGGCCATGCAGCCGATGCAGTTCCGCGTAGACTCGGAATCGCTGGCGGCAACCAATCAGTCGATCATTCACGCATCAGTCCGCGCCGAGGCATTCCTTGGAGGAATCTCTCACGCGGCAGGAATCTCAATCAAGGCAATCGCTACATGAGCACCACCACCACCATCCGTGACATCAAGGACGAGATCGGCGCAACCTACGAGCGCATGAAGGCCACCGTGGCCGCTGCGCAGGCCGAAGGCAAGCCCTTGCAGGGCGAGCGCGAAGAGTCGTACAAGCGCGACGAGGCCCGGCTGTCGGACCTCATCAAGATGCGGGACCAGCACTACGCCATGCTGGACGCGCAGGCCGCTGCCGTCGATGCCCGCGCGCAGCACATCAGCACCACGGTCCGCGCCGCTGGCGGCAACAGCCGCGACGAGAAGCGCCTGACCTCCATGGCGGACAGCGACCACTACCGCGAGGCCTTCGTCAGTTACCTGCGCGGCGGATTCGGCGCGCTGACCGAGCAGCAGCAGCGCGCGCTCTCGGAAACCGCGAACGCTGACGGCGGCTTCCTGCCCACCACCGAGTTCTACGCCACGCTGGTTGAGAAGCGGTTCCTCGCCAACGCGATGCGCAGCGCGGCGGACGTGATGGCGATGGGCTCGTTCAAGACCGACATCCCGATTGAGAACGCCTTCGCCACTGCGGCCTACGTCGCGCAGGGCACGGCGGCAACCGAGACTTCGCCCACCTTCGCAAACGTCGTGCTGTCCCCGAACACGCTGCGCGTGTTCACGAAGGCCAGCAACGAACTGATCGCGGACGCTCCGACGCGCGGCCCGGGCTTCAACATTGAGACCATTCTTGCTTCGCAGATGGGCCGGGTCATGGGCAAGGTGGAAGAACTGGCCTTCGCCAGCGGCTCGGGCAGCGGCGAGCCCAAGGGCATCTTCACCTACGGCGCTGGCGCAACGCCCGACGTGACCAACGTGGAGACTGCCGCATCGGGTGCCGTGGCCGTGGCGGACCTGCTCAACGTGGTCTACGCGCTGCCCCGTCAGTACCGTGCGAACGCCAAGTGGGTCATGACCGACAGCGTGTTCAACAAGATCCGCCAGTTGCTGATGACCGCTGGCACGACTGCAGGATCGCACCTGACCTACGCGCCGTTCGCGTGGTCGCTCGGTGACGGTCGCCTGCAGGACGGCGAACCGGACCGCCTGCTCGGCTTCCCGGTCGTCTGCCTTGCCGATGGTCCGGCGTTCGCCGCTGGCAGCCGCGTCGCGGCCTTCGGTGACATGTCGTACTACAAGATCGGTGAGCGCGAGTCGATCAACATCAAGGTGGCCCGTGAGACCTTCCTCGCGAACAATCAGACGGGCTACTTCGGCTTCGCCCGCCACGACGGCAAGTTGACCTTGGCGGAATCGCAGGTCCAGTTGAAGATCAAGGCCTGATGCCTGAACACCACCACAGCGATGACGCAGAGCCCGGCAGCGGAAACGCTGCCGGGCTTCTGCGCGTCGTGGAGATCGTGTCGCCCGTCATCCTGAACGGACGGCTACTTGTGCCGGGCGACGAGGCGCAAGTGTCGGAGCATCAGGCGGCGAGTCTGATCCACCACGGAGTGGCACAGGCCTCGCGCCGCCGTGCAACCGTTGACAACCGCACAGAGAGCACCGACGCATGGCAACCATCCCTTACATCAGGCGGTGGGCAGCGACCACCGCGCCAGCGATCGAGCCGCTGACGCTTGCCGAGGCCAAGGCGCACCTGCGCGTTGACGGCAACGACGAAGACGCGCTCATCACTACGCTTATTGCGGCGGCGCGGACCTATGTGGAGCGGCGCACGGCCATCACGGTCGGCCAGCGGTCTTACCGTATGGAGTTGTCACGCTTTCCGGACTCCGGTGCGGACATCGTCATGCCAACGGCACCATGTGCGGCGGTCACCAGCATCACCTACGTCAAAGCAGATGCGACCTCACAGACGCTGACCGCGAACACGGACTACCGCGTGGCATTCGCTGTTCCGCCCGGGCGCATCCGCTTGCCGTATAGCAGCACGACATGGCCGGACACCATTGACGGCGCGGAAGACGCTGTGGTGGTTCTGTTCACCGCTGGCTACGACGCTGCTGGCAAGATGCCAGCAACGATCGGGCAAGTGTGCCGCCTGCTGATCGGTCACTGGTATGAGAACCGGGAAGCGGTCGTGGTCGGGACTATCAGCAAAGAGATGGAGTTGGCCGTCGACTCGCTCTGTGGCGCGCTGTGGGTTGGCGAGGTCATGCCGTGAGGATCGGCAGGCTTCGAGCGCGCGTGTCGGTTCAGAACCCGACGGACACCGCAGACGCCTTCGGTCAGATGATTGAAACTTGGAGCGCGGGCACTTCGCTGTGGGCGCAGGTCACAGAGATGGCGGTCAGCGAGACCAAGGAAGAGGAAGGCCAAGTGCGAGTCCAGCGCATTCAAGTGCTGCTGCGCTGGGGCGCGACGGTCTCGACTCGCAGCCGCATCACCTACCGTTCGGCGGTTTATCAGGTCAAGTCCTTGATCGACCCGGACGGGCTGCGCGCGCGCCTGCAACTTGAGTGCGAGGTGATGACGTGAAGAACCGCATGCGCACCGCCATGTCGGTCAACGTCAGCGGGACCGAGGACACCATTGCCCGAATGGGCAAGATCGAGAAGAAGGCGCAGGAGCGCATCTTCAAGGAAGCGGTCCGGCCCGCGCTACTGCTCATCGGGCAGCAGGCCAAGTTGAACGCGGTGCAGATCGGCACGACGGGCAAGTATCACCAAGGGGTCCGGCGGGCTATCGCGTCGCGAATCTACCCACAGTTCAAGCGCATGAAGGGCAGCAGTTACTACAACCGTGGCGTGCTGGCCGTCTGGTACGGGCGCTCGCGCCGCGAGGCGGATGCGATGGCCCGCGGTGAATCTGTGTCGCGCGTGCCCGACTGGTCGCTGGCCTCGCTGGCGCACCTCTTTGAGTTTGGCTACCGCCTGACCCACTACTACGGGCGACGGATCCGGCCCCGTCGCATCGCGGCCCGGCCATTCATGGGTCCGGCGCTGGAGGACAAGCGCGCACAGGCAGAGGGAATGTTCCGGGCCATCGTGCGCGACCTGACGAGCGGGAACTGACCATGCCAACCGACTCCATCGAGGTCGCAGTCCGAAACCGCCTGCTGGCTACGGCGGGCGTGACCGCCATGGTCTCGCAGCGGATCTATCCCGACGCGCGCGCGCAAGGCGGTGCGGTCCCGTGCTTGATCACGGGCATTCAGTCCGAGCAGAAGGTGATGGCGTTCGCGCTGACGGGCTTGACTACCTGCCGCTTTGAGGTGACCGCCGTGGCCCGCACCCGAGCCGAGACGCAATCATTGGCAGCGGCGGTCATGCTTGGCTTGAACGGTTGGACTGGTACGGACGGTTCCATAGTGATTCAGCAGTGCCTACATTCCAACACGATGACCGCCTACCAAGACCCGATGGCGGGCGAGTCATCCGGCACGTTCGTGTCGGTACTCGTGTTCAGCATCCACTACGCAGGATGACCCATGCCAGCCTTCTCATCTCTGTATAGCGCCTTCGGTTACTCGCCAACGCCTCCCCCGCTAACCGCCTACGCCGAGATCCCGTTGGCGCGCGGCATCTCGTTCAGCGGCATTGCCGCGACCGAGATTGATGTCACGAGCCTCACCAGCGCTGGCAAGACCTTCGTGATGGGCACGCGCGACAACGGAACAGTCGAGGTGTCTGCCTTCGTAAACCGCACGACTGCACCGCTGTTGCCCACGAGTGGTAACAGCACGCCGGGTGCGTTCTATTGCACGCTCGGTGACAACATCACGCCGAACAGCCAGTACATCCAAGTCACTGGTTCCTGCTACTTGCAGTCCACGAGCATTGAAGGCTCGGTGGACAACGCAGTCATGGTCACGTACACGTTCCGGTTGACCGGGACGATCACAGTTCTACCCTCAACGGTTCAGCCTTAACGGCATAAGGAGCAACAGATGGCAGCATTCAGCGCATACGGTTCGGCGTTCACTACTGGCAATACCGAAGTCACGGGCCTCATCACTGGCATCTCTTTCAGCGGCATTGCCGCTACCGAGATTGATGTCACTAGCCTCATCGACACGGGCAAGACCTATGTCCTCGGCACCAGCGACCCGGGCACCGTCGAGGTCACCTGCAACATGGAGCGCACGGAGGCATTCGACCTGCCGACCAGCGGCGACAGCACGCCAAGCAACTTTGTGATCCGGTTCGGTCCCACGGGTGCAGGCCTCGCTGGACCTTCGGTGACGTTCACGGGCTACCTGCAGTCCACGTCCATTGAAGCGGCGGTGGATCAGGCGGTGACCGTGACCTACACCATCCGCATCAGCGGCGCAGTCAGCGTGACCGCTCCGGCTTCGTAATCCACAGGGTCGGAACTCCCCCGGAAGCGCGACCGCCTCCCGCACTCTTGCGGTGAGGCGGTTGCGTTAGTAGCCTGCCACCATGACCACCACCGACCTCAAGGCGTCCGTACTCTCTCTCGCATCGCGCATCAAGGTCGAGCCGTTCCCCGTGGACGGCATCGACGGCCTGCACATCAAGGGCATGACCGGGCGTGAGCGGGACTCGTTTGAGTCTGCGTGCTTCGTTCAGCGCGGCAAGGACCGCGTCCTTCAGACCGAGAACATCCGCGCCAAGTTGCTGGTGCGCACGCTGTGCGATGCCAGCGGCGCGCGGCTGTTCACGGACCGCGAGGAGGGCGAACTCGGCGCGCTGCCCGCGTCAATCCTTGACGAGATGTTCGCCATCGCGCAGCGGCTGTCCGGCATCGGCGCTGCCGAGGTGAAGGAACTCGAGGGAAACTGAAACCGGGCAGTCCGCGTCGCTTCCTGTTGCGGCTCGCGCTTGCGCTCGGCTGCACGCAGGGCGAACTGCTCGACCGGATGACGAGCGAGGAATGGACCGAGTGGCAAGCGTTCGATGCGGTGGAGCCGATCGGAGCATGGCGTGACGATTACAACTCGGGGATGCTTATGGCGTTGCTGGCGAACGTGAACCGCAAGCGCGGTAGTCAGGCGTTCAAGCCCCTAGACTTCATGCCGTTCGTGCGGGATGATGACTACGGCAAGTTGACGATGGACCCGGAAGACAGCCTTGGCATCTGGCAGGCGATGGCCGCAGCCACGAAGGTCAAGGCGAAGCCGAAGAACAGCACCAGCACGAAACCGAAGGACACCTGATGGCAACCGTTGGCAACCTGTTCGTTACCGTCGGAGCGAACACCAACGGGCTGCGCGCGGGCTTGCAGAACGCGCAGAAGCAGGTGGACCAGTTCGGCAAGCGCGTTGCCTCTGCCACGAACCGATCCGCCATCGAGGCCTTCAAGGGTTGGGGGAGTATCGAGGTCCCGTTGCCAGCGGGCTTAATGCAATCGCTGGACCCGGGCGCGCTCGTGGCGGGCATCGGGGAACTCTCGCAGCGCATGCGCGCGCTCGGCAAGGACACTAGCGCCGTCGTAGCCGCTACGCAGCGCTTGTCGGACGCGCAGAAAGGGCTGCGCGATGCGTCCTCGTTGCGCCGCAGCATGGGCGGCATTCGCGCGGCGGTTGCAGGTGCCGGATTCGACCCGGACAAGTTGCGGCTGAAGGCCGAGGACGTGACCGGGCTGAAGGGCGGCGTGACCGAAGCGCTGGCCAAGTTGCGCGAAGGCAAGGCCACGCTTGAGCAGAACCGGGCCGCGATCGTGGAAGCGGACAAGGCCACGCAGGGCTTGAAGAACGCCAAGCGTGCGCTGGCACGCGCGCAGGAGTCCGAAACGAAGGCAACCAGCGCGCTGTTCAGCGCGATGTCGAAGGCCAAGTCAGCGCCGGAAGCGTTTGCCAAGGCTCAAGAGCGCCTGCGCGCCGCGACCGACAAGACGCGAACGGCACAGGAACGCCTGACCGGGATGGAGGCAGCAGTTGCCAAGGGCGTGACCGCTCGCCAAGCGTTGGCAGGCAGCGAGGACGCGGTTACGCGCGCGCGCGAACGTCTCAAGGCGGCAACGGACTCGCTGGCGAAGGCACAAGAGCGCAACGCCAAGGTTGAGGCGATGCGGTCCAAGGTACGGGCCGCTGGCTTCGACCCGGACAAGGTCAGCGCCTTGAAGATGCCGGACTTGCAAGCGGCACGGGACGCGGTTGCGAAGGCCTCGGAAGGCTTGACCACCGCGAAGGCAGAGCAAAGTGCCGTTCGGTTGGCGGGGGCTATCAAGGGCGTTGGCATGGCGGCCGTAGCGGCGGTCGCATCGTTCGCAGCGCTTACGGGCGCAACGGTCCTCATGGCACAGAAGATGGGTGCGCTTGAGGATGAAGCGATGTCACTCGGCATGAGCATTGAGTCCTTCCAGAGGCTGAAGACCGCTATGCAATTCCTTGGCGCTGCGCCGGGCGCGATGGAGCGGTCAATCGGCACGATGCAGATTCAGATCCAATCGCTGGCGGACGGGAACGAGACAACCATTGCCGCGTTCAAGCGACTCGGCATGACCGTCGGTGACTTTGACGGCAAGACCGCAGAGCAGCAGTTCAACCTAATCATCGGCGCAATTCAGCGGCTGGACGGACAGACGGCCAAGGTCACAGCGCTCAAGGACATCTTCGGCAAGTCCGGACTCGGCCTACGCGCCGTGGTTCAGGCAACCGCAGAACAGATGGGCGAAGCGGCGGACTACGCCAGCAAGTTCGTCCTTCCGGCGCGCGTGGTCAAGGACTTGGCAAAGACCGATGACACCATAGGGCTAGTCAAGAACGGCATGGAAGGCGCTGCCGCTTTGATGACGCATGCGTTCGCGCCGGCGGTCGAGCGCGCCGCCGCCGCGCTGCTGGAGTTCCTGACGCAGGACGTGGAAGCGATGCGGCAGCAACTCGGCGCAGTTGCAACGATCGTGGCGGTCATCGCGGACATCCTCGCGGTCCTCGGTAACAGCATCCGGCTGATCTTCAACTTGCTCCAAGCGGTGGCTGGCATCATCGTTGGCGGCATCGTTGGCGCGCTTGGCGTTGCGGTGAAGGCAGTTGAGTGGATCGTGTGGGGCTTCGAGAAGGTCACCGGAACGGCCAACGATGCCAGCAAGGCCGTTGGCGAGTTCGCGGACACCATGATTGAAACGGCGAAGGAAGCCGCGAAGGGCGCGGGCGCTGACCTCGGTGAAGGGTTGAACGCGGGAGTTGACGCAGCGCTTGCCGCTACGGGTCAGAGCACCCGCGCGGTCATCGATGCGTTGACGCGCCCGCTCGGCGCGCTGTCGGACGCCGCGCCAACAGACCAGTTGAACCTCGGGGCCAAGGAAGAGGCATCGCGCATCAAGGACGTGGCGAAAGCGCTGGAGAAGTTGCAGACCCAACTCAACAAAGAGAAGATGGGGGACATGGGCGCAGATCGCGCCGAGTTCGTGGCCATGCAACCGGATGCGCCGTCGCTCGCTCGGTTCGACATCATGCAGCGTGAACTCCAAGCGCTGCAGGACCACAACGCCTACCTCGAAGAGATGAAGAAGTTGGAAGAGGATGCCACGCAGCAACTGCAGAAGATGCGCGACGAAGTTGCCGCGCTCGGCAAGACCGAAGAGCAGACCGTGGTGGATCAGATCGCGGCGGTCCTTCCGCACGCGCGAGCCGAAGCGGAGCGACTGGCCGATGTCTTGCAGCAAGCGAAGGTCAGCGACGATGTCCGCAAGCACTTTGAGCGGCTGAATGAGGACTTGCTGAAGGCGCAGATGAACGAAGAAGGACTGGCCCGGGCTACGCTGTCCGCCATGGGGCTGACGGGCGATGCGCTTGAGCAAGCGGTCACCAAGACGCTCGCCATCCAGCAGCAGATTCAATCGGCCAAGGACGCGCAAGCCGCAATGGACAAGGCCAAGGAGAAGCGCGAGGCCGACGCGGAATCGGTCAAGGACACGCTGGCATCGCTGACGAAGGAGTTGCGGCAGATCGACATGACCGACGCAGAGAAGGTGGCCGATGACTTGCGCGAACTCGGCGCTACTGCCGGACAGATCGCACAGGCGCAACGGTTGCAGGAGCAGATCAGCGCGCGCGACACGAAGGACAAAGACTTGCCGGACCCGACCGTAGCGCTGGACACGGCACTAGGTGCGGTCAAGGTTGCCATGCCGTTCGATCCCGTCGTGGCGGAACTGTCGCGGCAAGAAGAGATTCAGCGCGAGCAACTGGCCGCCCTAACCAACATTCACGACACTCTGCAGCAGAGGTCTCCGGTCCGGGACATGGAGCCGCAGTCACCAGCGCGTAGCGCGGCGGCGGTTGACCAGCCCGTAGTCGGCATGGACCGTTGCTGCGCAGAACAACTGTCGGAACTCAAGGCACAGACCGTAGCGTTGCGGTCCATCGCCGCCAACACTGAAGGACTCGGGAAGGCACTGACCTAATGCCAGCAACTAGCACGCTCATCAAGGAAAGCGCCAAGGCCGCGTTTGACAGCGCGACCACTGCGACGTTGACGTATCGAGTCGTTGGCACACCGTCGGCCAACGACGCCACGAGTGACGCGGGCGCGCCGTCAACCGTTACGGTCGATGGACAGACGTGCTACTTGCAGTCGATCACGGCGGATTCGGTCGCAGACGGACCGGGCATCTACGACGTGCGCGCTGACTACAGCACCGAATCGTGGACCGTCACATCGAACTACGTTGCGATGGACATGGAAAGCACCGCGCAGATCGTGGACGTCTGGCGTGCTGGCCCGTCGTTCCCGGGCAGTGTGGACACGCCGGGCAACGATGACATCGGCGGCACGCCTATCGATCAGAACGGCTACCCCATCAGCGCGGTCTACCCACAGCAGACGCTGAACATCACCAACATCCGCAGCAACAACAACAGCGCCGCGATCATCGCCGCGCTCGGCACGCGGAACAACGATGTGTACCTCGGCGCAGCGGCGGGCACGTTGCTGTTCGCCGGAGCAAGCGCGAAGCGGATCGGGGACGACAAGTACGAAGTGACCTACAAGATCGTCTACGACGCGGCCTATCACATGCGTCAGCAGCCCGTGCGGGACGGCGACGGCAAGCCGAGGACTACCACGCCGGACGTGAACGGCATCTGCAATGCGTTGCGCGTGATGTGGCGGCAGCCGTTCCGAGCAACTAGCGCCTTCTCCAGCATCGGCATTCAGACATGAAGCCGAACATCTCCTACGGGTTCGGCGCGCTAACGCCTACGACGTGGCGAGAGATCTACACCACCGTGCAGGCGGTCAGCAGCGGCACCAGCGGTGCGCGCGTAGATCAAAGCGTGACTCGCGAGTTCATCTTCGCCCTCATCACAAACAGCACTCCGAATGCGGTTGACGGGACGAGGTGGGCATACGGGTGGTCGCAGGTCTTGCGCACCACGGATCAGCCCTTGTGGACCCCCACCGGATTGACAAGCGGAACGCCGGGCTACGGTCCCGCCTACAACACGCTGGAAGCGTCTAACACCAACGCGCAGGTCTACGGCGGCATCGCCATCACAACCGGGCGCGAACTGGTGGCATCACCCGGGTTCTACTTCGACCCGGTCCCCAACAATGTCGTGGTGCTGTTGCGGCTGTCGCGCAACAAGCAGAACGCGTTGAGCGCGGACTTCAGCGCGCCGAACCCGATCACGGGCGCGTGCCCGACGGGCCTGACCACCTACTATGACGGCGGGACATACTGATGGCAGACATCATCCTGCATACGCGCAGCGGCACGCAAGGCGCCGAGCCAACGGTGGGTGCTTTGACACAGGGCCAGATCGCTCTGAACTACTACGATGGCGCGCTGTTCGTGCAGACGCAGCAAAACGCAACCGTAGGCATCGCGCGCATCGACGGACGCAAGGCCACCGTGCAGTCCTATGACAGCAGCACGACGTGGACCAAGCCGGACGGCGCACGCTGGATCTACGCGCTGCTGATCGGTGGCGGTGGCGGCGGCGGCAGCGGAAGGCGTGGCGCAGCGTCGAGCGCGCGCGGCGGTGGTGGCGGTGGCGGAGGTGGTGCCATCACCGAGATGCAGTTCAGCCCGGATGACCTGCCCGCATCGCTGACCGTGACCATCGGCGCAGGCGGAACAGGCGGGGCGGGCGTGACTGCGGACAGCACGAATGGCAACCCGGGCACCAGTGGCGGCGAGACGAAACTGACTGGCAGCGGCGTAGTCATCGCGCGCGCCATGGGCGGCGTGTTAGGCGGACTCGGCAGCACGTCGGGCGGCACGGCGGGCTCGGCGCAGACAGGCGGGACATTCGACGGCGGTGCTGGTGGAGGCGGCGGTACGCGCAACGGCAGCAACAGCGCGACGAATGCCAAAGGATGCCCGGGCGGAGGCGGCGGCGCTGGCCTGTCTGCGTCTAACCAGACGGGCGCAGGCGGCACGGGCTCGGCTCCGGCATGGGCGGATGTCACCAGCGCAGGCGGCACAGCAGGCGCGATCTCACCGCCAGCAGCAGGCAGCACAATCGGATGGCGTGGCACGGGCGGCGGCGGAGCAGGCAGCATGACCGCAGCGCAAGGCCAAGCGGGCGCTGCAGGCGGTTCCTATGGCGGTGGCGGCGGTGGCGGTGCGGCCAGCGAGAACGGGAACGCAAGCGGCGCAGGCGGCGCTGGCGGCGGCGGACTTGTCGTGCTGATCACTTACTATTGAGCCATGCGACACGCCATAGTCGAGTCCGGCATCGTCACGAACATCATCGAGTGGGATGGTGCGGAGCCTTGGCAACCGCCCGCCGGAGCGGCGATCATCGCGCTCCATGACACCGCATGCGACATCGGCTGGACCTACGACGGGCAAGCGTTTACGCCGAGCACGCCTGTTGATGGCGGTGGCGATTAGCCTGACCATCAACGCCTGCACCAGCAGCACCGAAGCAATCGCTGGCCGGACTAATGATGTCCGCAGGCTGGCGCACAGCAGCCGAGACAGGTTCGAGCGCATCGGCATTGAAACGACCAAGCCGGAACCTGAACTGCCAATCATTGCTACGGAAGCACAGGCGGGCATCGGTGAGCAAGACCTGATCATCAGCGCGACGGACCGCATCTACCTCGCCCTGACCGGAGTGGACAACCGTAGCCCGGCATGGTTCGGCGTTGTGGTGTGGATCTGCGCCGCGCTGTCCGTGGTAGGCGGCTGCTGGTTCCTGTGGTACTGCGGTGTCGGTCGGTTGATACGCGGCGTCTTGGGGCTGGTCACGCCAGCGGACAGGAAGCGCGCTGAACTTGCTGCTAGTCTCATGGATGTCAACGACCCGCAGGTGCGCGAGCGCATCATGCAGTTGCGGCTCGATGACCCGCGCTTTGATCGGGCCTTCAGACAGGTCGCACCGATCAACGCGGTCCCTAACCCTGCGACCGGAGACACGCAATGATCATCGCTTCGCTTGAATCGTTCCTTGGGTCGCTGTGGTTCGCCGCGCTCTGCCTTGCGGCGGGCTTCATCGTCGGTCACCTCGGGCTGCTGAACCGCTGGCTGAAGAAGTGACATGAGCCGCGCAGGATGCTGCTGCGACGGCGGCGGGCCTAACCCGGGCAACTGCTGTAGCGGGACATATGAATCCGGGCGCAAGTATTCATTGACCGTTGAGACAGGCCCGTGGCCCGGCTTTGGCTTGTCGAGTTCGGTGAAGTACGAATGGGCGAGTACCTCGATCACCTGCAACATCTTCGGCCAACCTTGCGACGCATATGATCAGTTATGCGTTGCATCGGTTAGCAACGAGGCGGTATGGACATGGGGCGGCGGGAACGGGATTCTCGCATATGAGCCAACCTTGGCTCCGGAAGTTCCAGTCTGCGCAGCGTGCGGCCCCAACAACTTTGCCTTCCTGTCGCCAGCCAGCGTGCTGACCTATGCGTCGGTGCCGGGTGGCGGTGTCTTCGGTGAGTTGAACTTCACTTGGACTTACCAGCAAGGTTGGCCACAGGCCACTTGGCTGTCGGGATCGCTTGATGTGTGGGGCTTGCCCGCTGTGCGTGTTCGGTTCGGCACCAACAGCGGCCCCATCCAAACCGAAGTCGCGTGCGACAACGACGCGCTATGCAATGGCAACGGCTTCGGCTTGCTTGTCACCGCGATCTTGCCAAAGTTCATCGAGGTGCCGTGCGACCCGCAAGGAATCGCAGGCCGGGACTTCGACGCGGGCGGCACAGCGCTGTATTGGGGGTGCCATGACTCCGACAACCGATACATCGGGGAGAACAGATACCAGTCGCGCATCTTCGAAATCAACCGCGTGGATGATTGCGATGCAGTCAGTACGGGCACCTACGCAGGCGACTCAACTTCCTTCGTCTTCGGCACGAACACCATCAACTATGTGCAACTCTGGCGGCCGGGCAACCAAGGATCAGTGCCGTGCGCGTACGATCCCACCTACTTTTTTCAGACTTACAACATCCCAGCATGCCCTGCGTCGTCATATGTCCAGCAAGGTGCGGCTTACATTCCCCCGCAGTGCCCGGACAAGGCAGGCTGGTGGCCACCGCTTGATGTGCCGCATCCGTTCCCTCCCACGATCAAGGTCAATCGGTTGCCTCCTGCGCCACCCACTATCACATCAAACTCCCCCAGCAGCGGCCCCGCTGCTGGTGGCACGGCAGTATCAATACGCGGCACCAACTTCATTCAGGTCACGCATGTCCGCTTCGGCAGCGTGCGCGTGCCAGTGCTGATCTACAACAATGCAACCGAAATCTACTGCGCCGCGCCGCCCGGGACCGCTGGCACTACGGTGTCGATTACTGTGGTGACAGACGGCGGATCAGCGACGCGCGCCAACGCCTTCACTTACACATGAGCCCGGTCCGCATCATCCTCACGATCAACGGCCAACAGGCAGTAGCGCCGGGCGGCATCGCGCTGGCGGTCTACGAAGAACGCGCGATGCGATGCGCGGCGTGCGATCAGTTCAACGATGGTGAGCGACCACGCTGCGCGGTAATGCCGGACCGCATGCCGTGGCGCATGGGCCTAGCCATCGGCGCGTCACACAAGACCGCCCGTTGCCCGCAGGGCAAGTGGGATGACATGTCAGCAGCCACTGCGCCCATGCCCGACAGCATGAAGCCAACAACGATGGCGCAGACGGTCACGCACGGCGCGACCGGGCTGGTGAAGGCGGCACTAGGAATCGATCGGTGCGACGATGCCACGCTGGACATGCGGCGCGCCACCTGCGCGACATGCGAGCACCTGCAGGACGGGCGGTGCGGGCTATGCGGTTGCCTGCTGGCCGCCAAGCAGCGGCTGGCCGGGGAGCGGTGTCCGGCTGGGCTTTGGTAAACCCCTTCAAAGACGCTTGGTTTGCAAGGGCTAGGAATAGGGCTTGCAGTTCTGCTATACTTTGCAAGTCGGTTCTTTGACATCTAGGCAGCAAGCGAGACGCAAGCGAGCAAGCCCCGAGCGGGCAACCTCGCGCAGGACTGCGAAAGACGCGCCCCGAGAGGGCCGCGCAACCCGATAGGACCGCAGTAGGGCAAGATCGAGCGTATGGGGGGCCACAAGCGACAGACCATACGAGTCCGACCTGCAGCGTGCTAAGGTGAAGCGAACGATGAGAGCGACACCGCTGCCGACAACCCAGTGCGAACGAACGATGCTCCAAAGCATCATCGTCCCGGATCACTCATGCGCTGTTGAGTAAACGCAGCGCGCGGCGGCTGCCGAGTGATGGAGCGCGCGCAAGCGCCGGACGGATGTGAGGAGACGAAACTTCCGACAGGCGCACTGGTACATACAACGAGACGCGATGCGACCGCGTTACAAAGAACCGACACAGCACAGCGCACGACATTCGGGCGCGGCCAAAGGGCCGCGCCTGTTTCTCCTCCGCTGTGGAGGATCACACTCAACCGCCCCAAGTGGGCAGAAGGCTTAGACATGACGCAGAAGAAGAAGTTGTCAGCGAAGGCAGCAATGGACTTGGCATTGCTCAAGTGGCTCATGGCTCAGCGCGTATGGGCGAAGGCGATGGAAAGCGAAACCATGCATCCCACTGACTTGTTCGACAAGGAAGACGCGATGCGCTGCGCAATGGACACGTACCACGCTGCGCAAGATGCCTACATCCGTTCGCTTGCTCGCTGACCGATGCGCGCCACGCCAGCCCTCGCGAGGGCTGGCTGGCCTGCACCGTGCAGGATTCACTACTCAACGGCCCCACAGGGGCAGAAGGCTTCGATCATGGCACTCGTTTGGAACATCAAGTCTTGCGACCACGCTTTCGTCACTCGCCCGGCTACCGAGGCCGAGCGCAAGGAGCAGAACCTCGCTGCTGGTGAGCGCCTGCTCACCGAGAACATGCACGCGCTGATCTGGACCACCATGCTGGTGGACCTGATCAGCGCGTGCATGTTCTCGGT